TCTGACGGTCGTCAAGACGGTATCGAGTCTTAATAGTAACCGAGGACGCTCTCCGCAGTATTTAACCCTAACGGGTTTGCGGGGGGTGTCCTCTTTTTTTTTAATAAAAATTATGGCAGCTTACGGAAGTTTCACCTCAACCCTCTCAGCGGTTAACCAGATGTTGTCCTCTATAGGGCAGTCGAGGATTAGCGAACTAGCTGTCGCCGGAGAAGCTAACGATGCACAGAAAGTCTTGGAAGAAATTGACAGGGCTGTGCAGTCTGAAGGTTGGCACTTCAATCGATTTTATGGTGTTACATTAGCCCGTGGAACCGGGCAGATAGCTGGAACCCTTGCCGGATCAGTAGTCACCACCTCCTCCGCACATTATATTAACGTCGGAGAAACTATGACAGACGTAGTGGCAAGTAGTGACCACATAGTGACGGCTGTCTCAACCTCAGGATTGACGTTCACCCTTGATGGTTCCCCGAATGGGATACTTTACAGTTATACAAAACGGATACAGACACCGACAAACGCCTTGAGTCTCGACTTCAATACCTACTCTTATAATCGCAGTGACCCTATAGTTCGTGGGGCTTTCATATTTGATAAGAGCACGAACACTTGGGAGTACTCAGCTGATATCAAAGCTACTACAATTTCGCAGATACCCTTCGAGCAGCTCACAGTTGGTGAGCCTTCGCTTCCGGAGTATGCCCGACGGTATATCATCACCAAGGCCGCTCGTGTCTTCGCAGCTAGGTACGTCGGTGACCCTCTGTTAGTGCAGATGCTGGGGCAAGATGAGATGGAAGCAAAGACGAATGCCCTCCAGCAGGACAGTGACAACGCTGACACGAGTATCTTTGAGTCTCCCCTAGCATTCTATACGATCAACAGAGGGGGGACTGGTAACACAACACCTATATCATCGCTCTATAAATCCTAATGCCCATCGTCAAAAATGCAGCCACCACCTTAGCACAGGGGGTCAGTCAGCAAGCTGAATCACAACGATATTCCTCGCAGGCTACGGAGCAGATCAATGGGTTCTCCTCCACCATTAAAGGGCTAACCAAACGGCCTCCCACAAAGTTCATTAACAAGCTGTCGGTAGACACTGGGACATCCTTCGCCCATACGATTAACCGAGACACCAGTGAGCAGTATGTGGTGGTGGTTAATCCCTACTCGGAGATCACCGTTAACTCATTCTTGGCGTCGGCAGACAGTATCAATATAGGGACTGCAGTAGTGGTAGGTGACCGCATCCGGTTTGCTTCCTACGCCACTGAATCCACACTACCCGGCGGACTCAGTACAGGGGTTGACTACTACGTCCTCACAGTAACCGTCAATGGCGCAACGTGGGACATCACAGTTAGTCGTACATCTGGGGGAGCCATACAGAAATTCGGTAAGGCTTCCATCTCAAAGATCACCCTTGAATCTGTAAGGGGAGATGATAAGCGGTGGGTCGATGGAGTATACTCCGTTGAGTTTGGTTCTGGCCATCGATTGGTTGCTGGGGACATCGTCCGAATAGAGGGGGTTAAATCAGGCAGTAACGCTGAGAAGATTTTTGATGCTAGCAGGCACTATGAGCTGCGTGTACCTACTAAGTGGTTCGACTACTACGATGGTGTCCGGACATCTAGTAGCACCGCCCAAGGTGCGTCCACAATGGGTGTCTATGCGCTAGAGCAGGCACTAAAGAGTGGACAGGTACTTGACTTTGGCAATGGGCAGACCTTCACACTAGACGCTGATGCTGCTGTCAATGATGTAACCCTCTCTGGCGATCGCACCGGCAACACCGGCATCCCTAATGACTCGTGGGGATATGCCCCCTCACCGTGGCCCGCGAATACGTTCCTGTTAGGTGTGCCTGAGGCTTCCGGTGCAGAGGCCTCACTGAGTGATAACTTTGGCTACGAGGTAGACACGAGGTGGCAGGTTGATGGAGATGATGATGGTTACCTCCTTATAGGTGACAGCTCTAACAGGGTTCACTGGGTGCCCTTCAGGCCGGGAATTACCACAATTGGGACGGGGGAGGGGGTTGCCACAACTGGTAAATGTAAGACCCTTCAGTACAACACCGGAGAGACATTCCCTGCGGATCCTTGGTCGGTGTTGAAATTGGTTGGATCCTTCGTTAGACTAGGAGGAATATCCAAGTTGGATAAAGCTGTACGGGCTCGTGTGGCTTCGGCAAACATCGCCAACAGAACCATCACCCTTGATCGGTTCGTAGACTTCGAGGATATCTATTTTGATTCCAGAGATTACGCGCTCGCTGGGTCTACTGGTGGCACGGATGAGGGCACCCCAATTACTCATAACCTCAATGCATATCCCTATACCTACGCTAACCCCAAGTGGGTCTATGTAGCTTTCTGGGCTGACACCACAACCACGAGCTACTCACTGGGTTCTAACCCACGGCAGATCGAGGACATTGAAGTGTCGGCTGCTTACGTAGGCTCTGACTCAGAGTCCGGAACCTTCAAGGTGGAGAAGGGTGGGATGCATGTCTTCGATGCGGACACTGGGGCGGAGTATCCGTTAGATAATCATCAGGGTTTCGGCTACGTCAACTCTGGTAATAATCCTAAGAAGAATTTAAGGGCAGTCACTATAGCTGACTACACCTTTCTGGTTAACACGTCAGTCCCTACTAAAGCGAAGGACGATGTCAAGTACGCGAAAAACTATGAGGCCTTCATCACCGCTCGGACTGCGGACTATGGGAAGACCTATAAGGTCAAAGTTGGTGACAAAGCTAACCCGGTGGACACCATTCCCATCCAGAGCATCACCATCAATGCCACATATGCGAGCGCAGTGACGACGGGCGCGTTCACGGTTCTTCCACTCCCTGCAGCGTTAGCTAGTGGCGGTACCCTTACCTTTCCCCCTGATGATCCAGCGCTCTCCAACGTAACCATCACTCTCACGGCGTCTGCCCTCAAAGATGCCATTTCAATCACAGGTACCAGCTCCGCCGCTCTTACTACTGGTGCGAAAGGAACGCCGAATACAGCAGCCCTCTCACAGACAAGTCTGAAGTCCTATGCTGATTTACCGGGGGTGGACTTAAATGGGAAGACAGGTATATGGGCCTGCCGTATCCAAGCGAAGACTGATGACCCGAAGTTCAATGGAACATCAATCCGGTTAGTCCAGAACTGGAAATGGAGGAAGGACGACTACCCACTCCTTCCTACGAGCGAGCGAGGGAGCTCCCCTGTGCGAATCGGGGAAGACGCCTATCCTAGCACACTGACAGACTTCCACAAACGATTCCTTGGCGCAGCAGCCGTCGGAGGGTACGCCTATTTTAACGATAAGGTTGGGATCTTCTATCGAGATAAGGAGCTCATCGTCTATGTGAACTTCCCGTGGGCAAAGTACAAGAAAAACCACAATACTCTGGAGGAGCGTCCGACTGATGCGACTACCGTTAAAGACTTAGTAGATGCCTTCGCCAACCTCGGTCTCGTTAAGGATTGGGAAGTAGTGATGCTAGCTCCTGACAACTTTCAGGATACCACTACCGATGGCGATGGCAACGTGACCAAGGTGGCCCAGCTTCCCTCTACCCTTGCGGCTACTCAGGACGCAGCGCCCTACACTAAGTTTCACCATCTGGTGGTCGGCGCGCAGGGCGATCAGGTTACTGGTACATACACAAAAGCAGGTACCAACGGAAAGCAGATACCTTACAGCTACTTGGTGGGGCGCAACGAAGATCGGGATATATTGAAGGTGTACTCCTCAGGGAAGCTAGTCGGGAGTGGAATGCTGACTGCAGGCTTACGTAGCCCGAACGCTGGCGACAACTTCGTCCGAAACTACTACACCTCAAAAGGTGGTAATGTCGAAACAGGGTGGCAGTGGGACAGTAACTCTAGCACCACAGACGCCCGCAGTGTCGAGACAGGTGAGTACTGGTACAAGACTCCTAAGTGGACTGGAAAGGAAACCCAGCAGACTATAGGAACTGAGCGTATCGCAGAGCTGCTGGCTAGTGATGCTAAGATTGTCAAGGGTTATTGGGGCACCGATATTAACAACCACAAGTCTAACGGACGGCTGATCCAGCACAAGCCGGTCGGGGCCCACCAAGTCGCAGCAGCATTCGTTGCCTCTGAGGCAGGGCTCGGTAAGGAAAGCTGCTTGGGCATGACGTATAGTCCAACGAATGGTGGACACCTATGGGACGTCAACAGCTCGTCCATCTTAGGGCTGACTAAGGAAAGGAAGCTACACACCCAGAGCTGGCGGGTGCAGCAACAAGGCTACACGATTGCGCTCTCAGCTCCTGACCGAGACTTGTTCAACATCACTGTCGAGGATGATCTTGGTGGGCAAGGCTTGAAGCTCACTTTCTTTGAAGCCTCCGAGACGCAAGACCTCCCTACCGTGTGTCGGCAAGGACATGTGGTGAAGATCATCGGTGATGCCCGTGAGGAAGCAGATGACTACTACCTCAGGTTTGAAGCAGATGACTCCAACAATGTGGATGGACTTCAACAGGGGCGCTGGGTGGAATGTGTAGGCTACGAGCAGCGCTATGCCTTCGACAAGAGCACCATGCCTGTCGCACTGATCCGTGACTTTGACGAGAATGCTTCCCCCTCGTTTCGCCTTGAGCCGGTCGATTGGGCGGATCGCGGTGCCGGAGATGATCAGTCCAATCCCTTCCCCTCATTCTTAGGGAACCCCATTAACGACATCTTCCTCTTTCGGAACAGACTGGGTTTCTTATCAGGAGAGAACGCCATCTTCAGTGAGGCGGGGGAGTACTACAATTTCTTTAGAACAACTACCGCTGCCCTACTGGACACCTCACCTATCGATGTGCAGGCCAGCACCAATAAGGTCTCCATCCTACGGAGCGCTACCCCTTACCATGAGAAGTTGATCCTCTTCAGTGATCAGACGCAGTTCATCCTCGACGGTGAACCTTTCCTGTCACCGAGGACAGTCACCCTCTCTCCCGCGAACGAGGTGGTCTCGATTCCCGGCGTCAATCCTGTGGTGGCTGGAGGGTCGATGTACTTCCCCTTTCTGCGGGCAGGCTTCAGCGGTATTGGAGAGCTCAAGCCGTCCACCACGGAGGCTGATGTATTGGAGTCTTCGGACAGCACCGCGCACATCCCGAAGTATATTGCTGGCAACATTACGAAACTGGTGGCAGCAACAAACGAGGATGTTATCTGTGCCATCACGGATACCACCACGGAGGCTGTCCTGTATGTCTACAAGTACTTCCAAAACTCTCAGAACCAGAAGATACAATCAGCTTACTCCAAGTACCTCTTTGGCTCAGCGAACGATTACATTCACGACATCTCTTTCATTGCGAACACCCTGTACCTGATCATCAACCGGGGAGGCACGCACTACATTGAGTCGATCCGCTTTGAGGACGCGCAGAAGGATGTCTCCACGATTGCTGGGGGTATGATGGATTATCAGGTGCTGCTAGATCATCGAACAGATACCCCCACAGACTCCGACAACATCACGGCCAACGCTGTGACACTCCCTGCGAACTACAAGGTGACCTCGACCATGAAGCTGGTGGATGAGGATGGGAACCAGTTTGGCCCGTCAACTACGACAGGTACCAACGTGTTCACGGTAGGCAACGTCCCTACCACTAAGAAATTTTACATCGGTGAGCCCTACTCCCTTGAGTACACTTTTAGTCAGCCATTCCTCAAACGGGAGAAGGCGACGGAGACGGGGAGGTACCAGCTACAGCGAGCTCACCTTGAGTATGCAAACGCTCGTACCTTCACCGTGGACGTGATCCATAACCCTAAGATGGCTGCCCCGAACAAGCTGACGGTGACTAACAAGTT